AGCTCGGCGCGCAGTTGGTCGGCGGGGTCAGTGGCACCGCCGGCAGCATCCACGGCGTCAGCACCTGCGGCAGCGGTATCCGCATCGGTCTCGGTGGGCGGCAAGGCTTCGCCGGGGACGCGGGGCGTCAGGGTCTTCGGGGGCATGGATGGCTCCAGCACGGTGGGTGTGCGGCCAGTCTGCGCACCGCCCCGTGCGGGTTCCCGACTATCTGCCAATGCCCCGTGCGGCCCACGGCGGTACGATTGGGGCTCACCCAACAGCGGAGAAACAGCGCTTGAACACGGACGCTCAGAGTTACTTGGCCCGCCTCGTCGGCCGCGACATTGCCCAAGAGCGGGCGCTCCTGACACTCATCGGCAGCCCTCGCAAGAACGAGCCCGCAGTGATGCAGGAACTGCTACGCAAGAACTTCGAGATCGGCCGCGCGCAGATCCCCACCCGCCTGGTTGAGGCTGGCCTGCCTGCCGACATGGCCCGCATGGTGGAGGACGGTTTTGCCAGGACCGCGACCGCGATCCTCAATGGCGTGGCCAATGGCCAGTACCACCCGGCGGCGCGATGACGCTGCACAGTTTTGTGTAGTGCTTTGAAATCAATGCCCTGCGGCAACCGCCTGCCTTACGGGGGGCGGTTGCAGGCTGGGTGGTGGATCGCCACCCAGTGCAGGGATTGACGTATCCCAACGCGCAGTAGGTTTCCCCCCTCTTGGTGGAATACCCCGGTTCTAAACCGGAGAAAGGTCGCGTTTCAAACCGGACCTTCACAAAACTGCCGGAATCCCGGCAGTTAAGTCCTCGGCGCCTCGTGCCGGCTGCGCCCGGTCATCGCCATCCACAGGTCGAGCAGCAGCTCCCCGTCTCGGTACTTCGGCTCTGCCCCCTGCTTCCACCCCAAGATCGTGGAGCGCGGCACGCTCATGTGCTGCGCCACGGAACTGACCGGCACGCCGGCGCGCGCCAGTTCGTCCAGTAGGCGGAACCAGTCGATGCGGCCCTCGACGGCATCAACCCTCACCATACGCACCCCCATATGTACCGCACGGGATCACTGGCCCTGCCCGGCGCCAAACGCGCGCGCACGCGAGGCGGACCGCTCTGCGCCCTCCAACCTGGCCCGGACAGTGGCCACGGCCCAGATGAACCCCTTCCCCAATCGAGCAGCGTCCCGTGCTGCCTCAGCGAACATTTCCGGCGTTCCACCTTCCACGATGGCTGCGAGCAGCGACGGGTGGGTCGGGATCGAGCCACGCACCCCTGCCTTGCGCATCTCCAGGCACACACGCGCGCTGGTGTCTGCCGATGGGGCTGCATTGGCGTTGCTGGGTTTCGCTTCACCAAGGTCCAACCGTGGTGATGTTTTCCTGTTGTGCCGCCTCACTGCCTTGATCCGCTTGCGTGCGATCAGCGCCTGCTGCTTCCGGATGTACTCGCCCACCACTATCGATGGGCAGTACCAGCACGGCTCGCCGTCATCGGGAACCAGCACCATCGGTGCGCCTGCGCTCCGGCCATGACTCGCCGACCAGGTGAACGGTGCACCGCCCACATCGGAACCACTCAGCACGCCCGCATCGACCAACTCGACCAGCAGCGGCATGGCAGCGCCAGTGGCAGCGGCGATCTGCACCAGCGTTGCCCGGGTTGCACCGGGCGTCGGCTGTGCTTGCAGGTGGGCTCGCACGTCCATCCACGTCCCGCGAGCGGCTGGGCTGCAGGCGCGAAGGCGGCGGGCAGCCCTGGTGTGGATCTCACCGCGCTCACCTGCAATGCCCCGGGCCTCCTTCTGCCCGCGGCGTCCATCCAAGACGAATCAGCTGCTCGCGGATGCCCTGATCCATCTGCATCAAGGCGACATTGGCCACACGCCGGCTCACCTCTCCGAAGCAGTCCAGCGTCTGCACCACACGGAAATCATCGGTCAGCACGGTGTCCACGCGCATCGTATGTGCATCGAGGATCGATCTACCGTTCGCCATACCCTGCCCCCTCCGTCTCCTGCATCAGCCGTTCGAGCTTGTGGGCCTGCTGCCTTGCCAGAGACGCAGCCAGTCGCAGAGCCTCGGCGAAGGTGGAACGCTCACCGCCACGCCGCCACAGCACGCGGTCGTACCGCGCCGCTTGCTGCTCCAGGGTCTCGGCGTAGTGCCGCAGCGCTTGCGGCCCGTTGGGGATGCACTCAGCCATTACCACCCCCGCCGGCCTTCTCCGCCGCCATTGCCCGATTACGCCAGTAGGCAATCTCATCTTCCACGGACGCCGGGCGCACCAATTCGGCCACCCAGTGTTCGATCGTGCCGTCGGGGAGCTGGAAGATGTACGTGGGTTGGGGCTGGTATCCGATCACCTCGCCAACGAAGCGGGTGCCGGACGTGCCGTAGGTAGCTACCGCGAGCTTGCCGCACAGTTCAGTCATCTTCGCTACCTCCGCGATTGCGCCCACGCGCCCCCAGCCGAGGCGCCAGCGGCAGCTTTCGGGGCTGGGATTGCTGAGGCTCCGCATCGAACTCATAGGCCGGTCCATCCCAGTCGGTCGCACGCTGGTACTGGTACTCGTTGCGCAGGGAGACGACGGTGCCGGTCTTGATGTTCCGGCCCTTGCCCACGATCACCTCGACGAGGCCGGGCCTGTCGGTGGGGTTGTAGACGTCCGGGCGGTGCACGAACAGGATCACGTCGGCCACTTCCTCGATACCGCCAGAGCCGCGGATATCGGTCACCTTGGGGCGGTCGCCCTTCGCCCCAGCGCGGTTCAGCTGAGCCAGCACCACCACGGGGCAATCGAGGAACTTGGCCAAGCCCTTCAGGTCTCGCAGGGCCTGTCCTCGCTCCAGTGCCTCGTCCTGCTTGCCCGGCAATGCCATCTCGTGCAGGTGGTCGACCACTACCAGCCGGAGCGGCTTGCGGCGGTGCACGCGCTTGGCACGGGCAACGATCTGCGGCGCGCTGAGCTGAGGGTCGTCATCGATCAGGATGTTCGCCTTCATCAGCTCGTCCATGGTCGGAGCCGCCTTGGACCAGTAGATATCCGAGTCTGCTGCGGATTCCTCGTCACTGTTTCCGACGAGCCACTGCAGTGGAATCTCGCCCATCACCGCCACGTCTCTGGCCACGACGTCCGTATCGACCATCTCCATGGAGAACTCGACCACCTGGTCGCCACGCATGCCGGTGAACCGCGCCAGCTGGAATCCCATCAGCGACTTGCCCATGTTGGAGCGGGCCGCGATCACGATCACCTGGCCATTGCGCAAGCCGCCGATGGCCTTGTTCACGTCCTTCCAGGGTGTGGGCAAGCCGATAGGGATGCCATCACGATGCCGAGCCAGCAGCTCGGCGGAGAACTTCCGAACCACATCACGATATGGCGTTGGCCCTACCGCGCGCACCGGCGCAATGTCGGCCATCTGCGACGCCAGGTGCGAGGCAAGCTGCTCCGCCGAGTGCCCGCTCCTACCCGTGGCAGCCTTCAGCGCACGCTGGCAGGTGTCGATGAATCGGCGCATGCGCGAATGCTCGACCACGATCTCGGCGTGTGGGATCACATTGGCGCGGGTGTAAGCGCCTCCAGCGATCTCGCTCGCCAGCGCCTCCAGATGGCGGCCGTCCTCGCCACACTTATCCAGCAGCCACTCGCCAGCGGTGATCGCGTCGGCCAGCTTGTTCTCGCCGCATAGCTCCAGCACGCACTCGTAGATCCGGGCGTGGTCGGGGCTGTAGAAGTCGGAAGGCGTCAGCCAGTCTTGCACGCTCGACAGCACATCGTTGTCCAGCAGCAGGCCGGCCAGCACCGCCGCCTCGGCATCGAGGTTGAACGTCTGCGCGTCCCCGTCGTAGCGGATCATCGGCCACCGTCCAGGTAATGACCTTCGATCACCTTGACGAAATTGGTCGGGCTGACCAGCCACTCCAGCGTGCATCGGAACGGCCTACCATCACGACCATTGCGCTGCCCCATCAGCCAAGGCATGTCCCGCACCGCCTCGAAGAACGATCGCCACCAGGTCAGTTCCTGCTGCTCACGGCGTTCCTTCCAACGCGCGCCCAGCTTCCGCTGCCGGGTTTCGTTCCACGCGCACACCGCCGGTAGTTCCGGCAGGATCTCGTGGAACAGCTCGATGATCTTCATGTGCGGGCACGGTGGCGGGCCTGCCTTCTTCGGCACCTTGCCCAGCAGGTCCTGCCCTTCCCCGGCATCAGCAGGTTCGGCGTGGTCGCCAGTCGCGGCGTCGCCGTCGGCTGACGACAAACCCACGACAGTGGGTTCATCTTCTGGAGATGGAATTGGAGATGGAGATGGAGATGGAATTGGAATTGGAGATGGAATTGGAGATGGATATGGGGGAGTCCTATCTCCGCTTTCCTCGCTCCTACTAGGATCGCCTGTAGGAGTCCTAGAAGGATCCTCATTCGATCCGTTCGCTTCCTTCTTCGATCCTTCTTCGAGCGCTTTCGCAGCTTCTCGGAGGCGCTTCGCATAGGCCGGCATCTTGCGTTCGGCTTCTTCCTTTCCCTGGTACTTGCACAGATTGGCCCACTTGGCTTTCTGGCTACGGCTCGAAGCGCCGGCTGCCCACGGGTTGTGTTCGTCCCAGTCATGGATCCGGCGCTGGCCCTCTTCACCATCGAGGAATCCGGCGTCGGCCATGCCACGCACGAACGCGAACTCCTCGCCCGTCCAGTCGATCGCCAGCTCGATATCCTCGTCGGTCATGCCGGACAGGTCGCCATCGCTGCGGTTGGCCGTGGCCCACAAGAACAGGTAAATGCAGTACAGCGGGCCAGCAGCGCCGAGACGGCGCGCCAGCTTCTTCGTCTTCGGGTGGCCTGGCAGCCCCACGGAAATGCGGGCATCGGTTGCATTAGCCACGATGCGGTTCCTCTACTTCATCGAATGCACTGAGGATCAGCATCGAAAACGCCTCAATGTGCTCCTTCGTGATCCACGACTTCCCGGCCATCTGAGAAATCCACATCAGGGCCGATTCCGGCCCGCTGCAGTAGAAGTCGTACAGCGGCTCGTCGTGCTGCTGCGTGCGGTCGAACACCAGGACCGCAATGCGGCCGTCCGGCAGGCGCTCTGCCAGCTTTACCAGTGGGCGCGCGCTGCGCTCTTTCAGGTGCGCCATCGCGTCCTGCATGCAGTCGCTGATATGGCGCGGCGCGCCAGTGGGCTTACCCGGGGTGTGATCGTGTGGCATAGTGGCCTCGTTCTGCGCGAAGCCTCGGCGATAGTCATGCCCGACTGCCGGGGCTTCGTCGTGTCTGGACGTTGGGTTCTTTGCGCCAGACACCCGGACGGCCACTACCACGCCCGGGATGCACGCTCTCCTTCATTGCGCCAGGACCGTTCCGTCGGACCCAGCAAAGCCGATTTATGGGCTTTGGTTCGTCGCGTCACTGCGGGGATCGGGACCGTACACGTCCGGCCTCAGGGCATATCTAGAGATGCCGGTTGCAGCCTCGACCTCAAGACAGCGCTCCGCCGGGATCTGGCCCCGCCGCTTCCACTGCGTGACGGTCATGGCGACCACGCCGAGACGGCGCGCCAGCTCCGCCGTACTCCCTACCGCTTCGATTGCAGAATTGATGGCGTTCATAGCCGCACGATAGCCCTACGGCTTCCATTTTGCAAACGTTGCGTTTGTGGACTACAGTCGAGCTTTCGCAAACAATGCGTTTATGGCCAGAATCCCTTTTGAAGAACTCGAAGCGTGGATGGAGCAGCGGGGCATGCGCCCCGCAGAAGCCGCACGCATGCTTGGTGTCAGCACCCAGACCTTCAACGGGTGGCGGAAGCGTGGACAAGTCTCCGCTGATGCCTCCGACAGCGTCCTCGCGCACATGGGGAGGGGAACTACCGTCTCCGCACGTGCGACGGCCGGCGACTATGTTCGTGTCGAGCAACTGGACGCGGAGGCAGGCATGGGCAGTGAGTCGATCAATGAGGACTACCCGGAGGTAGTCCGGGCCATGGATTTCACGCCGAGTTACATCAGGTCGTTGGTCGGCTTCGTGCCAGCACCAGGCCGCCTGGTACTGGTAACCGGGCGAGGTGACTCCATGATCCCGACCATTCAGCCGGGCGAGTCACTGCTGGTCGATACGGGGTGCACCAGCTATGACGGCGACGGCATCTACTTGGTGAACATCGGGAACGGCCAACAGATCAAGCGCCTCATGGATCACGGCCTGGAGGCAGGTGTCTTCATCCACAGTGACAACCCGGCCTATCCCGCAATCCGCTTCCCCCGCGGCGCGATGATCGGCGGGAAGGTCTACCTGCGGAACAGGATTGAGCGGTTCAACTGAAACCAATCGGACGCCAGCCCCCAATCAGAACCCCGCTGGTGCGGGGTTTTTTCATGGATCACGGTCTGCGCAAACGCCCCATTCATAAAAATTGCAAACGTTTCGTTTGACTTGTCGCAAACGTGCCGTTTATAGTCTCCCCATCGCGGCACGACGCCGGCAGATGGGAGACACAAAGATGCACCTGGGAACCAACAGAGCCGGTGGGTACGACCCGGCAGAACAGCAGGAAACCTACACGGTCATCCTGAGCAGTGGGGACGAGATGTTCCTCGTTCCAGCAATCTCACCCGAAGAAGCGGCGCGGAGTGCGGTGGCCAGCTGGGCCACCCGATACGGCGAGGTCGTTGAAGCTGTCCGCGTTTGCCGGACTGGCGAAGGCACGCCGCAATGACGCCCCGCCACCTCACTCGCAACCTCCGTAGCCGGATGGTGTGGAACAGGTTCGAGCGTTTCGCCCTGACCCACAATTCAGCGCGGCATGGATGCCTCTTCATCCTCACGCGTTCCGGGTCTGGCTATTACCGCCGCATCGAGGACTGACCCATGGCCTCCCGAGACCAGAGTTTTCGGGTCCCCCGAATCGCTTGGGCAGTGCTGATTGCGATCGCGGCGGTCGTCGTTCCTTTGCGAATCGCGGAGATAGTCCAGCAGCACAGGGACCCATTTTTTAAGCCTAAAAACCACGCGGACGCAGTCCTTGCACCGTCGCAGCGTAAGCCACAGCCGTGAACAAAGGAAACCTGATTTATGCGTAAGGAAAACCCTACCCAGCAAGAACCGGGAGCAAATCGGCGAGCTGGAGCGAAGGTAATCAATCAAAGCGAGGGCGGACTGATCCGCATCGGCGACAGCATCGATGTTGTCGTTCTCAAGGCACGCGACGGACACGCACGCGTCGTCATCAGCGCGCCGCGCAACCTGGAAATCAACGCACCAAAACAGTGACGGCCCGAGCGCGTCAACGCCCGAGCCGTCTGCCAAGAAGCCCCATCACGTCGAAGATCAAGGAAGCCACCATGGCGAAGAAGATTGTACCCCCCGAACAGGCAGGCCCGAAAATCGAACTTGCCAACGATACCCACTGGATCGAAAGCTCATGGAACGACAACCCGCTGCCCGAATTCATCAAGGGCCAGCTGCATCGCATTGAGCGTTGTGTTATCGGTGCATCGACCGTCGCGCTGGTTCTGCACCGCTTTGCGATGGGAATGGAAGACGTTGAAGCCACCGGAGACGGCGATGATTTCCGTGTTGTCTACCCGACCCTGTCCAAGGACGAGCTTGATCGACTGCGAATCGGGATGCACGAACTGCTGGAGGTAGCCGAGACCACTATCGAGCATGTGCGAGACGACCCGCAGGGGATGATCGCGGCGATGATGAAGGAGAGCGCCCATGGCTAAGCGCATGCCCTCGGCAGAGACGGATGCTCTGAGCCGCGAGGAAGAGGCCTTCCAGGCCATCTATGAATTGCATGTCGGTCTCGTGGATATTCGAGACATTCTCCAGTTCGTGATCGAACACGGCCCTCTAGGCAATGAGGATTTCCCACGGGGAGTCGCTGCGGCGGTCAGCATGAGTCACATGCGCGCCGTTGCGCTCTGCAAAGTGGCGGAGGAAGTCCAGTGAACGCGAAGACAGACCCCATCGACCAGCTGCTCGCACGCGGCCTCAGCGCTCGCGACCTAATTGCCTACATGTTGCCCGGAATCGTCTGGCTCGCCGAGCATCAGGACGAAACATTCAGGCTCTGCTATCACGGTTCCGATGGCGAAGTTGTCGTCGAGACCGTGAAAGGGCCGGCCCTGATCGCGCGCGCTCGGGAGCTTGGCTGGACGCCTGGCGAATTGCTCGATGGCCGCCCGGCATGCATGTTCGACGAAGCCATCTACCACTGCCGCCGTGGCGTGCATTGGTATGCAACCGCGTGCGATGACACCACGGAGATGCTGCCTCTCGGCTTTCCGGCCAGGGAGCTTGCGGCTGCGCAGAATAGGGAGTACCGCCTGTATGGCCCTGAGGCGCAAGCGCGTAGCAAGGCCGCCGAGCAGCGCCGCCGGCGCGCAGCGGAACGAGCAGAAGATCGCGAGGTCCACGCCAAGGTGAAAGAAGTCGTGGAGATGGTGACGGCTGACCTGATGAAGGAGGCCCGTGAGAAGGGCCACCCAATCGTGAAAAGCACTGCACGCCGTAAGGCGTGGCGTCATGTGCGCAAGACCGACGACGGTGCGTATTACATGCTCTGCAAGAAGCTGAGGGCGATGAAGAAGAACGGCGAGAAGGTGAAAGTATGAGTGACCATATCCAGCTGCTCGCCGAGCTGCGCTCGGCTGCCAAGACCATGAGCATTAAAGGTGCAGGCAATACGCTCACGCACATGCTGGCAGCGCAGTTGATCGCGCGTGCGGCCGATGCCCTGGCCACGTCCTACACCCCTGCGCAGATGGCGGAGTCGTTCCGAGCCGGCCTCAGCACCGCGCGCATGCACGATCACGACGTGAACCCATCTGCGCCTGACTGGCGCAACGCACCGCCCGAGGCACAGTTCTGTGCCATGGACAGCGACGGCCAGTGGGGCTGGTATACGTCCCGCCCCTACACCGAATCGTTCACCGGCTATGAAGGCTGGGACGCCGACACCGGCGTGACCGAGATCCGCGGCTTGGCCTTCTACCCCAACTGGAAAGACACCCTGCAGGGGCGACCTGGGCTGCATAGCACTTGCAACGACGAGGCAGATGGTCCATTGGACACCGAGCAGCTTCTCGTAATGGCCGCGCAGGCCCAGCGCAGCGCCGTCGGCGAATCATCCGTGATCGCCACCCGGATCGATCAGATGGTGAGCGACGTCCGAACCGCAAAGGAGGCCAAGTGAACGCCGCCACAAACGTTCTGGCATTCCCCATGCACAGGGTGAGGCAGCGCGCGCCCGACGAATTTCCTCTCGGCTGGCCTACTGGCCACGTCGGCGAGGAAATGGACAAGCTTGCGCGTTTGACTATGGCCCGGGCGCAGAGCCTGGGATCCGAGATCAGTCTGCCCGACTGCCGCGCTGTGATCTACACCGTCGTCTGCGAGGCCCGCCAATGTCATTGAATGGCCTGACTCGAATGGATATCGACGCTACTGATCTACAGAAAGTCGTATCCGGGATCGAAGACTTCATAAACCTCGTTGAGACGGGTCGACTACGCGCTGCGCGTGAGTTGTTGGAGCGCATGCCTGGATATCTGCGCGCACTGATTCTCGTCAGCAAGGCCCAGTCACGAGCGGCGCCGAGGGGCGTGCAGAAGAATCACTACAGGGCGATGGGCGAGGATTTGAATCTGATCTGCGAGCGGGCCGAGCAGGCGGAGCAGATGATGGACGTTGGGAAACATGTCGATGCCATGATGCTCAAGAACTGCTTGGGGGTTGCTCGATGCTTGCTCGACCTTCAGCACCTACAAGACGAGCGAATCGCCAGGAAGGAGAAATCCAATGGCTGACGCCTATCGAATCGAGAAGATCGGCGACCTGCTCCTGATCCCGCTTGACCGTCTTCCAGCGTTCATTGAGCAACTGGAGACGGGGATCGAAATGGTTCACTTCGTTCATGGTTCTGCCGCACGCCCCGAACTCCTTCCAGCGATTACGTGGGTTGATGACGGCCGACACTCAACAGAGGTCCGGCACCAGGATGGAAGCTCGCTGCGTGTGGAGGTGTATGAGGACGGGGGATTGACCGATGGCTGATGAAATCGACGTGCCAACCATCGCGGCAATGGCGCGCGATGCGGAATGGCTCAATGCGGACGCGTGCGCCTTCATCCTGGGTCTGACCACACGCGAGGGGAAGATCAACCGCCGCGCGTTCTTGGAGCGGGTCGCGGTGCGCAGCAGCTTCCCCAAGCCCATGGCCATCGGCGCAAAGAAGCTATGGAACCGCGAGGCTGTGGTTAATTGGGCCGAGGACGAGGCTCGGATCAACCGAGCTTCTTAGCCAACTCCGACGCCGTGGCCCTGTAGTAGATCAGGAGGCTGGACAGGTTGCGGTGCCCGATCACTCGGGCCAGCTCCAGGACGTCCAGCTTCTTCGACAGGCGCCAGATAGCCTCAGCTCGCGCATCGTGGAAATGCAGGTCCTTGATGGTGGGCACACTGTCTCGGACCTTGCGGAACAGGCCGTCCCGCTTCGACGCCGACAGGCCGAACACCGGGGCGCAACCAAGCGGCAACGCGCGCAGGATCTGCACAGCGCGCGCCGTGAGCGGGACGTCGCGGGTATCCCCGTTCTTGCTGACGCGGACCGTCACGTAGCGCTCGTCCAGGTGCACGTCGGTCCACCGCAGTTCGCATATCTCGCCTGACCGCATTGCCGTCTCCAGGGCGAACAGGAACGCCAGGCCGATCCGGTGCCGCTGGGTCTCGACCTTCAGCGAATCCCACACATCGAATGCCTTGGCCAGCGCCTCGACTTCCTCGCCCGAGATCCGGCGCGCACGCCCCTTCGGCTTTTTCGGCTGGCGCACGTCGCGCATGGGGCTTTCTTTCAGCCATCCCCACTCGCGCCGAGCGACTTCCAGCACCGCGGCGATCAGGTTCATCTCTCTGGCCACTGTGCCGGGCTTCACCTGCTTCAGCCGGGCATCGCGCCATTCGGCCAGGTCAGCAGACGACAGTGCCAGCAGCCGGCGTTTGACGATCTTGTCCTCCCGGTTGAAGCGGGCAATCCGTACACGATCCCACCGGCCGCCGCGCTTGCTGGGCGTCACCTCGTCGGCGTATCGGGTGAATGCTTCCTCCAGCGTCTTGTCCGGAAGCTGGGTGCCGGTGAACAGCGCCTCCTGCTCCTGCGCCCAAGCGAGCGCGGCCCGCTTGGTGTCGAACACCTTTGTGGTCCTGCGGCCGTCGACTTTGACGAAGACGCGGTAGCGATTTCCGAGGGGACGAATGGATGCCATGGGCGCATTGTGTGCCTTTTCGTGTGCCCGTGTGCCTTTCGATACGGGGAAGCACGGGGCGATGCGGAAAATGGCGGGGCGCGTAAATCGCTGATTCTGTTGGGAATCGTGGCGAAACGGGGCGATACGGCCAATGCGAAAAATGGGGTCTTGGTGCCGCTTATCCGAATCGAACGGATGACCTACTGTTTACAAGACAGTTGCTCTACCAACTGAGCTAAAGCGG